TGCTCGACGATGCGCAGGCGCTGCAAAGCTACATCGACGCTCGTGCGCGTTATGGCCTGCTGATGGCTGAAGAGGCCCAGCTGTTGTACGGCAATGGCACTGGTGCCAACTTGCAGGGCCTCATGACCGTCGCGCAGCTGTATGCCGCTCCCGCAGGCGTGGCAGTGGTTGGCGAGCAGCGCATTGACCGCCTGCGCCTGGCCTTGCTGCAGGCCGAGCTAGCCGAGTTCCCCTCGGACGGCATCGTCTTGAACCCGATCGACTGGGCTGCTATCGAGCTGACCAAGGATGGCGAAGGTCGTTACATCATCGGCGAGCCACAGGACGGTACCACTCCACGTCTGTGGAACCGTCCGATTGTCTCGACCCAGGCCATGACGCAGGACGACTTCCTGGTCGGCGCATTCAAGTTGGGTGCCCAAATCTTCGACCGCATGGAAATCGAAGTCCTTATCTCCACTGAGAACGACAAGGACTTCGAGAACAACATGGCAACCATCCGCGCCGAAGAGCGTTTGGCCTTTGCCATCTACCGCGGCGAGGCCTTCGTTACCGGCCCGCTGACCGGCAGCGGCTCGTAAACCGCAATCCCAAGGCGCCAGCGATGGCGCCGTACAGGAGCGATACCCATGGCTAGCACCAAGAAGCAAGACAAACCCAGCACTGTCCCGGAGCAGGCCACACCAGTCGCCGGGGATCAGCCCGTGACTTCGTCGCTCATTGGCGACACTGCCGGAACGGTAATGCCCATAGACAGGCAGGCAACCGCTGCAGCTGGCGCCGCCCTAGGCGTCAGCGCTACTCAAGAAGTAGCCAGCGCTACGGCAACGTCGCCCGAAGACTCGGCGCCAGTGACCGCCTCAACCACTTCAAACCCTGGCGCTTCGCCTCGCGAATCGAGTCCCACCGACGGCACACCGGTAATCGCCACCGAGCCCTCGTCGGCGACTGATTCCGCCTCGACCCTGTCTGTCGATTTGAACCCAGTCACCGTCGCGGTGTACCCATTGCGCTCGTTCATGGACGAGGGCGAGTTGCGTCGGCGCGGCGGGCCAAGCTACCAGGTGCCCAGGCTTCATGCTGAGGAGCTCGAGCAGCGGAAGTTGGTATCGCGCACTCCGTTGGAGGAGTGACCAATGTCAGTGATCAGCATGGCGCAGGCCCGCGCCCACCTGCGTGATCCAGACGATGACGACGAGTACTTGCAGTTGCTGATCGATTCGGCAGAGCAATCGGCCGTGAGCTATCTCAATCGCCAGGTTTACGCCGATGCGCAGTCGATGGCAGAGGCGGTCGCAGCAGAGATGGCCGGGGAAAAACCCATGCTCAGCAATGCCCCGTTCAAGTCGGCCTGCCTGCTGATCCTGGGGCACCTATACGCCAACCGTGAGGACGTCGTGACTGGCACGATCGCCACCGAGTTGCCCAGAGGATCGCAAGCATTGCTGACTCCGTACCGGGTCGGGTGGGGCGTATGAGGGCCGGGCCGCTTCGGCACTTGTTCAAAGTGACCTTCCGGCATGAGGAGCGAACCAGGTCCGGGGGCGCAGTTGCCACCTGGCTTCCTGCCGCTCGCCCAGAAATGTGGGGTGAAGTACGAACCCCATCTGGGCGGGTAATCGCGGTGGCCGAAAAGCTGAACGCAATAGTGACGGTCGAAATCATCGGCAGACCTAGAACTGACATGTTTCCAGGCGCGCGGCTGACGCGACGGGGTGTCACGTACCAGGTTGAGGCTGTACTACCTGATAACGAAAACACACTGATGAGACTTCTTTGCTCATCGGTACCGAACCCATGAGGTGAACTATGAAAATCCGTGCATTAGGTCCGCTGACCGGCGCCTTAGGCGAACGCCAGAAAGGTGAGGAATTTACCGTCGCAAAAGAACACGGCGAGGGTCTGATAGCCCGAGGCTACGCCGAAGAGGTTCCTGAGGCTGCCGCCAAGCCAGTGAAAGCCGATCAGGCTAAGGGGTAGCTATGGCCCGCCGCTCGAAGATGCGCGGCGATATACGCCTTCGGCGGACGCTGCGCAATATCCACCAGACGATGGACAACGAACTGACGCCGGCCATGCGCAAGGCGGCTGAGCGTGTCCTGGCCACCCAGCAACAGTTGATGCTCAGAGACACGGGCGCTGCCGCAGCTGCGCTGAAAATCTATGTGGCGCCCAGCGGCCTTGACGCGCAGATCGGCATCCGCGGAAAACGCGACAACCGAAGGTTTTTTTACCTGCGCTTCATCGAATACGGCACCAAGGGCTACACGGGCGGCAAGCGAGGCAGCAACCGCAACCGACGCACGACCAACAAGAGCGATGGCGTAAATTTTTTTGGCAAAACGCCGGACATTCCGGCTCGGCCGGCGCACCCGTGGCTTCGCCCCTCCATCGACGTGAATCGAGAATATGTGATGGCTGATATCGAGGAAGCCGTGCGCCGCACACTGCGGAAGGCGAGCCAGGGGGTGGGTAATGCCTGACCCCTCAGTTGCCCTGCAAGAGGCCATTTTTGCCAGACTGAACACTGGGGTCAGCTGCCCAGTTTACGACGGTGCGCCTATGAACGCCGACATGCCGTACGTCTCAATCGACCGAGAGGTGTCGGTCAACGACAGCCCTATCTCAGGACGTAAGCGCGAGCAGCGCCTGCTCTACCTGTCGGTTTGGTCGGATTCTGTAGGCCAGGCGGAGGTCAAGCGCATCAACGGCGAGGTTATTGCCGCGCTGGACGAGCGTCCGCTGGCGCTGGAGGTTGGTCGCGCTGTCTCTGTACGCGTTATCCAGGCCGATTCCCAGCGCGATGCCGACGGCATCACGTATCAAGGGTCGATTACGGTCCGCGTCATCACCACTCACTGATTAAACATCGGCCGCCTCGCGGCTTTATCCAATGTGCCTTTTGGAGGAATTTCCATGGTCGACAATCTGAACACCGCCGCCGGGTGCCGCCTCGGCATTGGCACCAAAGCCGCTGCCAGCACCGAAGCTGATTACAAAAAAGACGTCTACGTCGACGTGGGCGAGATCGAGGATCTGGGCGAGTTCGGCGACACCTTCAGCAGCGTGAACTTCACGTCGCTCAAGGATGGCCGCGTGCGCAAGTACAAGGGCACTGCTGACGCGGGCGACCTGACGCTGACGGTGGGCCTCGATAACGGCGACCTGGGCCAGAAAGCCGTGAAGGTCGCGCACAAGGATCGTACCAAGGGTGACTACAACATCAAGGTCACGCTGAACGATGGCGACCCGACGGCCAACCCGGTGGTGGTGCCGACCACCTTCTATTTCCGGGTGAAGGTGATGAACAACACCGTGGCACCGGGCGCTGCCGACAATGTCGTCCGCCGCAACATCACCATGGGCATCAACTCCGACATCATCGAAGTGATCGCCGGTCCTGCCGTCTGATAGCCGGGGCTTCGGCCCCGCTTCCCAAGGAATTGATCCATGAGCAAAACCCTACACGGCGCGACCTCGGTGCAGGTCGGTGACGAATCGTTCGACCTGACCATTACCCTGTCTGCGGTGCGCAAGATCGAAGCGCACTTTGGCGGCCTGCGCGGCGCCGCCGAATCGCTGCGTGTACTGAGCGTTGACGGTGTGGCGCTGATCATCGCCGCCGGTGCCGGGCTAAGCGCCGATGCCTCCCGCGAAATGCCGGAAAAGGTATGGCTGGCCGGCGTGTCCGGCATTGCTGCGCAGCTAACCGGTTACCTCGGCGCGCTGTACAACCCCCGCGGCGACACGCCGGGAAACGTCGAAGCGGGGAAGGCGTAAGCGCCGTCGAAGACGGCAGCTATGTGGACCGCCTCTTTGCAGTGGCCACAGGCTGGTTAGGCTGGGCACCCGATGTTGCCTGGCGAACGCCTCTCCCCGAACTCTTCATTGCCATGGACGCCAAGATCGAATGGGCTCGTATCACCAACCCATTTGGTAATGGCCGATCGGCAGAAAAACCAAAACCCACCACTGTGGCTGAAAAGCTGCGCCAGGCACTGACCGGGCGCAAGGCTGCGCAGTAGATCCGTGAACCATCACTAGGGGCCCCGCATGGCTGATTCCGACGTCCAAGGGATGCTCGTACGTATCGAGGCCACCACCGCTCAGTTGCGCCAGGAGCTGGCGCGGGGCGAAACGGCCGTGGCCAAAACGTCCGGCCAAATCGACAACAGCCTGGGCGTAGTCGATAAAGCCTTCGACCGAACCGGTGCCAATGCCAGCGTGCTACAGCGCTCGATCAGTACGGCATTCACGGGCATGGGCCTGGCTGCAACGGCTGCGATCGCGGGGCTGGTGGCAATTACCACCAGGACGACCGAGTACGCGCAGGAGGTGCGCAACCTCTCCACGCTGTCGAACACGTCCACCACCGAGTTCCAGCGCATGGCTGCCGGTGCGCGAACCGTTGGCGTGGAGCAGGAAAAGCTTGCCGATATCTACAAGGACACCACCGACCGCGCCGGCGAATTCATCTCGCGCGGCGGTGGCGAGATGGCGGACTTCTTCAAGGAAATCGCGCCTCGGGTGGGCGTCACTGCCCAGATGTTTGCCAATCTGTCCGGGCCCCAAGCCCTGCAGCTCTACTACAACTCGCTGGAAAAGGCGGGGCTCAACCAGCAGCAGATGACCACCTACATGGAGGCCATGGCGGATGAGGCGACAGCGCTGATTCCACTGCTCAGGAACAACGGCGCAGGTTTCAAGCTGCTTGGCGATCAAGCTGAGACGGCTGGCAACATTCTTTCGAACATTCAGGTCGCCCGCCTGGTGGAGGTCAACCAGTCCATCAAGACGCTGGAGGCATCGTTTGCAGGTGCTTCGCGCCAGTTGGTGGCCGGGATGCTCCCTGGCATCGAAAGCGTCACGCAGCGCCTCAATGCGATGTCGAAGAATGGCGTCACCGAAGGCTTGGGCGCTGGCATCGGCTTTCTTGCCGACAACCTGAATATTCTGGTAGCGATCCTCGGCGGCAAGGTGGCGGTGGCCTTCGTCGGCTATTTGTCGAACCTGGCTGCGAGCACTGCGGAAAGTGTGCAGTCGCGCTCCGCGAATATTGCCCAGGCAGCCAGCGCAGTGCAGGTGGCCACCGCCAATCAGATCGCGGCGCAATCGGCCGCACTCCGGGCGGAGAAGGAAGCCATCGCGGCGCGCGGCACGGCAGTCCAGACGCAGATGTCGATCCAGTTGGCCGAGGCTCGGATGGCGGAGCGAGCGGCAACTGCGCAAGTTGCCGCAGCGCAGGCCACGTTGAAGACTGTTTCCACCGGCATCCTCTCGTTGCTGGGCGGCCCCGCCGGGATTGCGGCTCTGGCGGTCGGCGCAGGTATTGCGTTTCTGACCATGCGCGACAACACCAACGAGGTCGCCAGTAGCCTCGACGCCCTGAAGCGTCCGCTGAAGGAAGTCCGCGAAGAGTTTCGAAAGCTGACTCAGGATCAGCAGGGCGCCGAGTTGGTAAAGGTCGCGCGGGATCAGGAGCGGGCGGTGTCCGCTGCTGATGAGGCCTACGGCGACTTCCTGAAGACAGTCCGGCAGAACCTCGGCTCTACGGTGGGCACGCGCGTAGGCGCTGAATTCGATGCTGCGCGTGCGTCCGGCAAGCAGCTTTCAACGGTGGTCGACGACCTCACGAAGCGTTTCAACATCCCTGAGGAAAACCTCAGGTAGATCCGTGAAAGCGCAGGCGCGTTCAGCTCGGCCGACAAGGCCGCGGCCAAGCTCACCAAAACTCAGCAGGCGCTGACGAAAGATCTGGCGGCCGGCCCGACGGCACCTGTGCCGGATAACACGGCCGCGATCAACGCCGGCAACACTTACCTGCAGCAGCTCGACAAGCAGATCCAGACGCTGAAGGACAAAACAGCGCTCGAGCAGGCTGAGACGCTGATCCTCCAGGAGAAGATCGACCCCGAAAGCGCATTGGCCGCCAAGATTCGCGAGCGTGCCAAAGCCGTCGATGCGCTGAAGGAGGCTGATAAAGCCGCGACGAAGGAAGAGTCGGCTGCCGAGAAGGCGCGCAAGGCTGCCAATAGCGCGCTGGAGCAACGGGTCAAAACGGCCCAAGCATCGTTCGATGCCTTGAAGAAGGCCTTCGACCCGGTAGGCGCTGCGCAAGACGAGCTCAAGACGAAGACCGAAGAGCTCGACCTGCTGTTCCAAAGCAAAAAGCTTTCGCTCGACGAGTACACCAAAAGCCTCGGCTGGCTGAAGGATCAGTACGACACAACGGTTGCCTCGGCGACTGGCCTATCCCAGGCCATGCAGTATCAGGCCGATCTGGAAAAGCAGCTCAGCAATGCTCGTGCTTCCTACGACTCCATGGCATCGGCTGTCGGTTTGGGCGACAAAGAATCGGAACGCGCGCAGGCACGTCTCGATCTGGAGCGTCAGACCAACGACAAGATCCTGTCGCTACGCACCGACCTGGCCACGGCTACCACCGAAAAGCAACGACAGGACCTGCAGAAGCAGATCGAGCTGACCGAGGAATACGGCACCCGGCAAGTGCAGGTCATGCAGGAAGGCTGGCAGAAGATCGACCAGGCCCAAAGCGACTGGAGCAATGGCGTAAGCCGGGCGTGGGGAAACTACCGCGACAGCGCTGCCGATGTTGCTGGCCAGACTGAATCGATGTTCTCCAACGCGCTCAGCAGCACCGAAGACGCCATCGTGCAGTTCGTCAAAACCGGCAAGCTGTCTTTCAAGAGCCTGGCCGACTCTGTCGTCGAGGATTTGATCCGTATCCAGGCCAAGCAGGCCCTGGTCGGGCTTGCCAGTTCCGCCTTCAGCTTTCTGTCCGGCGGTAGTGCGGCTTTGGGGCAGGGAACCATGACTGGATTCGGCGGGGGATCATTCGTCGATACTGTTCAGGCTAAAGGCGGGGTTTGGGATCGGGGCGTGCAGAAGTTTGCCAAGGGTGCAGCGTTGACCAACTCCATTGTCGACTCCCCAACGTTGTTCGATATGGCTGGCGGAAAGACCGGCATGGCTGGCGAAGCGGGACCGGAGGCAATCATGCCGCTGACGCGCGCGGCTGACGGGTCGCTCGGTGTGCGCATGGTGGGCGGTGGCGGTACCGACTCAAGCGCCTCGACCACAAGCACCCTGGCGGGCGTGACCCAGCATTTTCACTTCGGTGGTAGCGGTGATGCGGTGTCCAGGGCGGAGCTCAAGCAGGCGGCGCAGGAAGGCGCACAGGCCGGTTACCAGATGGTGCTTGGCGACCTCAAAAGAAACGGGGCAGCCCGACAACTGATCAATCGCCGGTGACCGGCTTTAGGAGTACCCATGGCGCTTGAGTGGCCTGAATCGCTGGAGCCAACCGAAACTTCGTGGGGCATGACCTACAACAACCAGGCGTTCACCTCGACGCTATCCAACGCGCAGCAGATCGTTGGCTACCCCGGCGCCTACTGGATGTGCACCCTGACCTTCGGCGTGCTGTTTGAAGAGGATGAGCGGCAGCTGACGGCGTTGATCGGTCGACTGCACGGGATGTTCGGCACGGTAAAGATTCCCGCGCTCACCCGCACCCGCGAGGATGACGTTGGCGCGGCGGTGGTCGTTTCCGGAGTTGCCCAGGCCACTACCATGGTCATCGGCGGCGTTACTCCAAATGTCAGAGTTTTTTCGCTGGGCGACTACCTGACGATTGAAGGCGAGATGTTCGAGGTCGTGCAGGATGCCTCCGCGAATGCTCAGGGTCGAGTAACGGTGATGCTGAACAAGCGTATCCGTCGCGCGCTCCAGGCGGGTACCGCGGTGGAGTACCGCAACCCGTACTCGGAGATGCGCCGCGTCGTGGATACCCACGAGGTGGCCATTCAGCCGATCGTGTCCAACTGCACCCTGCAATTTCGGGAGGCCTTCTGATGGCTACTTCATTTCCATTCAGCCAGAGCGTCATCGACATCCTGGCTACCGGCCGCTTCATGGTGGTCTATGCCTGCCAGTTGGATTTCGTCGACGGCATGGTGTACGCGCACACGGGCACTGGCCAGATTGTCATCGATGGGATTACCTACGATGGCGTCGGCGTGTTCGGGGAGATTGGGCAGTCTCAGGAGAGCGACAATTCAGGATCTCCCATGTCGGTCGACCTGAGGCTGTCGGGCCTGGACGCGTACATCCTGCGCGAGACGAATATTCGCGGGTGTCGGGGCAGGCCTGGCAAGCTCATGTTCGTTGCGTTCGACGAGGCGGGCAACTACGCGGCCGACATTCTGTTCTCCGGCCGCATGGACGCCGCCGCGTTCCAGTTCGGTGGCAATGGGAACGAGGGAAACTCCATCACTGTGCCAGTCATTGACCGGATGGCGGAGTGGAATCGCACGGGGACCGAGCGCTGGACGGATGAAAACCACAGTGCGCGACATGGCGGCGATCGCTTCTTCTACGCGGTTGCGCAAATGGCCGAATGGCCCCTGTACTGGGGGGCTGGCAAGGACGCTCCTGCGTTTACCTACGAAAAGTGACCCTATGCGCAATAGAGATTGGACCACACGTCTGAACGACGTCATTAAGGCCGCCCTGGAGCGGCCTTTTTCATGGGGCGAATTTGACTGCTGCCTGTTCGCTGCCGACTGCGCTGTGGCCGTTTGCGGGATCGATCCTGCTGCGCTTTACCGCGGCAAGTACAGGACCGAGGCGGGCGCCAAGCGCGCGCTGAAGAAGAACCACGGCAGCCTCGAGGCAGCGTGGGATGCCTGCTTTGCCAGGGTGGCACCGGCATTCGTTCAGCGCGGTGACGTCGCCATGTACGACGGGCCTCAGGGTAAGGCAATCGCCGTGTTCTGGGCTGGCGAGTTCTGGGCGGCGACTGACGACGGCGCCGCCCGGGTGGTGTGTGAGCCGACAGCAGTGTGGAGAGTTGAATGAGCAGCGGAATCAAGAAAATTGCCCAGGTAGCCGTGGGCGCTGTCGTGGGCTTTGTTCAAGGTGGTCCGATTGGGGCCGCCATCGGGGCCGGGCTGGCGCTTTATGCCGCTACCCAGCAGGAGGCGCTAACCAACAGTTCGTCCACGCGCGCCAGTGAGCCATCTGCTCAGACGGTGCGGTCATCCAAGGCCCCTATCCGGTTCATCCTGGGACGTGTCAGTACGGGCGGCGTGCTCGTCTGGGCTCAGGAGCAAAGTGGCGCCGAAGGGGCTGGCGAGTGGGTTCACCTGGTCTATGTCCTCAGCGAAGGCCCCGTCAGCAGGCTGGAAGATATCTTTCTGGGGCAGGAGTCGATCAGCAAGTTTGGTGCCGATGCCACTTACGAGCTCGTGGTCAACCCGACCACGGTCAATGCCTTTCTCAAGGCCAACTGCCCGGATTGGAAAGACACTCAGATCGGTAGGGGGCTGTCCTATGTGCGTCTCTCTCTGCGTTACAACGCCGAGAAATTCCCCTCCGGTATCCCGGACGTACGATTTGTGGTGCAGGGGCGAGATGACGTCTACGACCCGCGCACTGGCAACTCTGGATATACCCAAAACACGGCGCTGCACATCCTCTGGTACCTGCGTACCCGTTGCGGCGTGCCTGACGATGAGATCGTGTTTTCCACCTTCGCCAGCGCTGCCAATCTGTGCGACGAGCTGGTAACCAATGCGGACGGTACCAGTAGCCAGCGCTATACCACCGCATGCGTGATTGCCGCCAACGAGCAGCGCACCCAGGTCATCCAGAAACTGGAAGCGTCGTGCGCAGGCAAGCTTATTCGGGTGGGCGGCCGCTGGATGCTGCAGGCTGGTGCCTACTATGGCCCTTACGACTTCGAAATCACCGAAGACATGGTGATCGGCACTATCAAGGGCGGTACTGAATCCACCAACGATGCGGCGATCAACACAGTGCGCGGCACGTTCATCGACACCACCCAGGCATGGGCCGAAACGGACTATCCCGAGGTGGTGGTCAGCCAGTGGCTGGCCGAAGACGGCGGTGAAGCGGCGGAGACGTTGAGCTATCCCTATGTGACGAACCCCTACCAGCCGCAACGCCTGGCCAACATCGAGTTGCGCCGGCGCCGTGCGGGCGGCGCTATCAGCATTCCAATGAACTTCGCCGGGTATAACTGCCGTCCCGGGCGCGTGGTGCGCGTGAACCTGCCTTCGCTGAACATCCTGGGCGAGTTCATCGTCACCAACTGGGCGATGGGTGCCAAGGAAGGCTGCACGGTATCCTTGGCGCAGTACGAGCAGGCAATCTTCGATGACGCCGTGGGCCAGCCCTACAATCCGCTGGGATTCATCAACCTACCTTCCGGTGGGTTGGGGGCGCCTTCAGGTGTGGCATGGTCGGCGGAGACAGTGGCCGAGGTCATTCAGGGCGTTCTGTCCTGGGCGCCACCAGCCGGTATCGTGACGGAATATGTAGTCACCGTCCGGCAGGGATCTACGGTAGTGCAGGCTCATACCGTTCCTGCCAGCAGCCTCAACTGCAACATCACCGGGTTGATTTCTGGCAACTACACGATGAGCGTGGCGGCTGTGGGACCCATGGCCAAGTCAGGCGAAGTATCAATAAATGTTTCAATCAACGGGCCGCCCACACCAGAGGCTTGTGCGGTGCACTCCTCAATCGATTCGATCACGCTGGTTCCAAGCAATGCGCGCAACGGCTTGAATAGCGGGTTCTACGAATTCTTCTACAGCATGAACCCCAAGGCTACCGCTGCGGGCGCGCAGTACCTGGGGCAGGGCCTGAGCTTCACCCACGCAGGGCTGGCTTTTTCCACGGTCTATTACTACTTCATCCGCTCGGCGAACGCCTATGGAAAGAGCGACTTTCTGTATGTGCCTGCCACGACATCTAATGATGTCAGTACATACCTCCAGGCTCTCGCAGGTAAGGTAGGGAAATCTGCCTTGGGCAAGGAACTGGCGGCCGACATCGAGCTGATCAGCGGCAACGGCCCGGACTCCGTGAATGAGCGTCTGCAAGAAGCCAAGAGTCTGCTCGCACAGCAGATCGCTGCTGTCGACACTGAATTGGAAGGCGTGAAGACCGAGCTGCAAGGGCAGATTGATGCGATCGCCGATCTTGCCGACTCGATGCCGTACAAGCCCGACCAGATTTACGCCGCGGGGCAGGGCGTGCTGGGCGCCGATGGCGTCATCTACCAAGCCATCAAGGCGGTGCCGGTCAATATGCCGCCACCGAACACCACGTACTGGCTGAACGTGGGGCAGGCCGTGGCCACCGCGAACGGCCTCGCCGCGCGCGTGCAGACGGTTGAGACGAAGGTAACCTCGGTCGAAGGGGTGAACACCGCCCAGGCGCAGCAGATTACCGGGTTGCGCACCGACGTGGACGGCAAGGCATCGGCGAGCAGCGTGCAGAGCATCGGCAACCGGGTGACCACTGCTGAAAACTCGCTTTCAAGCCAGGGGTCGGCCATCACCGGCTTGAACAACAGCCTGACCACTACGAACACCACCGTCAGCACTGCTCAGACGGCCGCAAACAACGCAGCCGCGCTGGCCGGGAGCAAAGGCAAGGTGATGGTGCAGACGGGGGCGCCGGCGGCTGCGGACCAGCTGGCGCAGAACCTCTGGATAGACATCACCGGCGGGGCTAACACGCCCAAACGTTGGAATGGCTCAGCCTGGGCGGCGGTCACCGACAAGGTGGCAACGGATGCGGCGAATGCTGCAGCCAGTGCGTTGACCCAGGTGCAGACCAAGGCCGACGCGGGCGCCGTGACGGCGTTGACCAACCGGGTCAGCGCCACCGAGGGCGCTGTCACATCTACCAGCAACAACATCGTCAGTCTGACCAATAGCTTGTCGCTGGCAGGGGGTGAAAACCTGCTATTCAACCCATCGTTCGACAGACTGGTCGAGGGGAGCACCACGACGCCGGACGGCTGGGCATTCTCCGTGCCTGCTGGTCCTGCGTGGTCATCTACCTCAGTGCCGTCCACGCTCGACTTGGCTGGCCGGGCGCAGCGGATTGAAGTTTCAGCCATGACCACGTCTACCTATGTGGACATTACGCCCCAGATTCATAAACGGCCTGCAGTACCCGGTGGTCAGGTAGTGACGCTCTCCGCCAACGTTCGAGGGACACCTGGCTTGGGGTTTCAACTGTTCATGCAGCACAGGAACGCGGCGGGCGCCGTGCTGGCGACCACGTCCCAGAACATCACGGTGTTGTCGGAAGCATGGCAGCGGCTCCCGCTCACCAGCGACCCGTTGCCTGCCGGTACCGCCAGCTCCACGCCATTGCTGCGTGTCCGTCCGAACGCCGCCGGCACCATCACTGCCGGTTTCGCAGAGATCGACAATGCCCAGTTCGAGATTGGGGCCCAGATGACCGGGTGGCGCGACAATGGAAAGGTGCTGGCGTCGGACCAGCTGGCAACTTCCGGGGCGGTATCGTCCTTGTCCAGCACCGTGGCGCAGCAAGGTGCGGCACTCACCAGCGCCAGCAGCAACATCACCAGCCTCACAAACAATCTGGGCATGAGCGGAGGTGAAAACCTCCTCTACAACCCGGATTTCGTCCGAGCGGGTGCCGGAAATGTTGCGGAAGGGTGGATCGGCGAGGGTCCAGCGGCCCCTGGGGCCTCGACAGCTGTGTGGTCGATGGCCACCTCGTTCATGAATTCCGGGGAGATGGCCCAGCGCATGACCGTCACCGGGCTGAATATCAGCTCGCTGTACCGGTCCATCCGGACCGCTACGGATCGGCTTGCCAGGATCGCCGGTGGGCAGGGTTTTGTGACGTCGGCATACGTTCGTGGCACTGCGAACCTGGGGTTCCGCATCTTCGTGCAGCAGCTCAATGCCGCCCAGCAGGTGCTTACTACGACCAACACGATCATGTACTACCTAACGGACGCCCCGCAGCGCATCGCCTTGGCAACGCCAAACCCTGCCGCAGGTGCGGTCTATGCCCACGTGTACCTGCGTGTGTATGGCAGTGAAGCCGTGAGCGATGGTTTCATCGACATCGCGCGCCCACAGCTTGAGTACGGCAACGTGGCCACTGGATGGAGGAACAACGGCCAGGTGGCAGCAGCCACGCAGTCAGCGACGTCTACCGCTCTGGGATCACTCACTTCTGTAGTTGGCCAGCAGGGCACCTCGCTCAGCAGCGTGTCGGGCAGGACAACCCTCCTCGAGAATGCGGTCAACAGCACGACAAACGGCCTGGGCACGAAGGCCAGCGCGTCGGCTGTAGACACACTGACCAATCGTGTCACTGCAGCCGAAGGCGTCAACAAGAGCCAGAGCACCAGTATCACTGATCTGAACAACGGCGTTTCGGCGCTTCAGGGCAACCTGAGTGCGACGAGCCGCGCCTTGAGCTCGCTTTCGTCGGAGGTCACGCAGCAGGGTGACAAGCTGACTGCGCAGGCCAAACAGGTCACCAATCTGAGCGCATACGTCGGAGACGTAGCATCGGTTCTGAGCAATGAAACCACCGCCCGCGCGAATAGTGACCAGGCCCTGGGCCAACGGATCGATACTGTCCAGTCCACTCTAGGGGATACCAGAGCTTCCGTTCAGCAGACAGCTACTGCGCTTGCTGGGTTGAATGGCAAAGTGGAAGCTCAGTATTCCGTCAAAGTGATGACCACAAGCGGCGGGATGAAGGTCGCGGCAGGCTTCGGGATTGGCCTTGAAAGCGAAGGCGGGGTGACCCAGGGAACGTTTGCTGTCAGTGCTGACAGGTTCGTGGTACTGCCATCGAATTTAAGTGGTGCATTGACGTCTCCCTTCGCGGTGGAAAATGGCCAGGTGTTTCTAGCCGACGCCTATCTCAAAAAAGCCACGATCCAGCAAGGTATCGTCGGGCAGTCTCTGTACTCGCAAACATTCACAAACTACGGTACTCCGGTGATGAACGTTGATTTCAACGCTGGGCAGATTCTCATTCAAAACAAGACAACCAACGGCGCCTATATGTTCATTCGACAGGATGGGGTATTCATGGTGCAGAACGGCGTGGTTGTAGTGGAGCTAAGTATGGGGTAATCACATAATGGCTGGATTGGTTCTGCGTAATCCTTCAAATGGACAAGAGATTCTAAACATGACTGGCAATTACAGTCAGGATTTAGGCTCGGTCATAACAAATGGTAACAACGGTTCAGTAACCATTCCGTCACCCCCAGCCGGCAAGACATTGTTCTATAGCATCTTGCCGCTGGTCGATCTGCAGAGAGAAAAGGGCAAGCGCCCAGGGGTTACCATTTCAGGGAATACGCTGTCGTGGGCGTATTCATACAACACAAACGGCTGGGGCTTCTTTTCGGCGAACTGTCGAATCGCCTATGGGTACTTTTGATGGCTGGACTTAAAGTCAGAAAGCTCGACGGCACCCTTTTGCTCGATAGCGAAAAAATCACCTACGGCCTGGTCAAAAGCGGGTATCTGACGCAGGGTGAGATATGGCCAAGGAAACGCATACGCTCCCTCAATCTTGACCCGTCCCAAGGGGCAAGCTGGGCCGATGATGCACCAGGCAGCGGGGATCAGCAGTGGACCTTCACGGTGCCTGACTGCGTAGCGCCCATGCTGTTTCTCGTAGGTGACGGTTGCCTGAGTGGCGTCAGTGCCTCGGGCAATACCAGAACGTATATCTTCGGAAACGCTTCCGCGTCTACGAAGGTATATGCGTTTGACCAGATGCGCGAAATGGGATCTGGCCCTAGGCTGCGTTGCCGAAATGTTGCAACCGGCGCTATTACGTTCAACTCATATATGGTGCCGCTAAACGTTATCGCTCAAGTCACGCCGCCGGGACCAGGCACCCAACAAGGAAGTTCGTATTTGACCGCCTATGCAGGCGGCAACAATGAATTGATCAAAGGGACCTATCCCTCAATTCAGTATTCAAAAGTTCGCATACCGCTGGGAGGGGAAGAGTATGCAGTGCATCTGCCATTTAGCCGCAACGCAGCTGTGGTAGATAATAGTAGCTCGCTGGGCTATAGCGTAATTGAAGGTGCTGGTGGTTATGTCGGGGGGGTTCAATTCATGTTTGGACCCGCCGGCGGCTCACCCTCTACTCAGGCGGGCGGCCAACTCGTCGGATATTATGCGATGGTCTTTGATCGGATGCCTGTCGCTTTGGTTACACGCACATCAAACCTGCCGTTCCCTTTCAATTAAATACCCCAACCCAGCCGCCGTTGAGCGGCTTTTCATTTGGAGATACACCATGCCTTACATCGTCATCAACGGTGCGAACTCGTACGACCCCAACAACCAGGTGGAATACGCCACCGAAGCCGAAGCGGACGCCAAAGCGCGGGAGATCCTGCAGTCCTTCCCCCAGTCGTCGATCCGCACCGCGCAGCTGCTCTCCAGCTACAGCGCCAAAGTGACGATCAGCAGCAAGGCCGTGCCGGAACCTTCACCACCGGCCGAATCGCCCACTGCTGAGTAAAACCCAACAGTCCACATGCCCGCCTCGAGCGGGCTTTTTTACGCCTGCAGGAAAGCGAAACCATGAACATCCCGATTGAAGTCATCCGGCAGGGCCTGGGCCTTCTGCCCGCGAAGATGGCCGGCTGCCGCGCCATGACCATGATCATCGCCATCGGCCTGCAAGAGTCCGGATTCCTTGCCCGTCGCCAGTACGGCAATGGCCCAGCGCGGGGGTTCTGGCAGTTCGAGCGGGACGGAGGCGTGAAGGGGGTGATGGAGCATCCGGCTACCACCTCCTACGCCGCAGCGATCTGCCTGCAGCGGGGTGTGCCATTCGAGCGCTTCAAGGTGTGGGCAGCGCTGGAAACCGATGACGTGCTGGCCGTTGTGTTCGCGCGGCTGCTGCTGTGGAGCGATCCGAAGCCTCTGCCGGAGGTGACCGAGCAATCGGCGGCATGGAGCCTTTACGCCCGCACCTGGCGTCCCGGCAAGCCGCACCCGGAGAAGTGGCCCGAATGCCACGCCAATGCGCTCAGGGCGCTGGCCTGACTCCCTGCCTACCAGCCGAAATCGAACAACCATCACGCGCTGCACTGCGCGACTTCTATAGGTGACAACTGATGGCTCCATACAGCGTTCAACATATCTTTCCTCATCGTCTTTCCAATCGACCAGTCGTGATAACTGTCGTGATCAAGTCGGGCACGGTCATCGTCGAGAAAGCGGCCGGAGAAACGTGGGTTCCTGCCTTCACGTTCTCCGAAACTGGCTGCCAAGCCTTGTGGTTGGGGCGCGGCCGATTCCGCGTAACTCCGACTGGAAGCGCAGTCTATGAGGTCGATGAGCTATGACTGTCACGGCAGGCGTCGGCCTTGCTGCCGGTAGCGGCTTGGTTGCCGCGATCAGGGGGGTATTCACGGATGGCGCCTCGCCCCTTATGTGGCCGCTGAGGTTTGATCGCGGCATCAACATCTCGGGCATGGAGTTCAGCGAGAAAACCTATCCCGGCATTGAGGGTACGCACTACTTCGCGCCGCAAGAGGCTGATTTCGCGTATGCGAGCCGCAAGGGATTTACCGTGGCCCGCATACCGTTCCTCTGGGAGCGTGCGCAGCCTGCGCTGAACGGTGCCCTGGCCCAGGTGTTCCTCCAGCAGATGGACCTCTGCGTTGCGATGTGCAAAAAGTATCGCATTCGCTTGATTCCCGACATGCATAACTATGGCGGGCGATACGTCGACCCAGCAGTCACCGTCGGCGAACGGGTCAAGATCGGATCGGCAACACTGACCATCGCGCATTTCGTTGACTTCTGGACCAAGTTAGCAACCCGGTACAAGGGCGAGCTGTACATGTACGGCTATGACTTGATGAACGAGCCAGTGGGCATGCCGGTCGAGTGCAACCCCATGACTTACAACCCGTTCACTCCGAGCACGCAACTTCAGTTGATCCCGAACTACAAATTCGCAGCCGACCTGTCCGGATGGTCTGCCGACTCAGCTTACGTGCGCAAGACGGACCCCGCAGTGAATGGGGGTAATCCGTTCATTGAATATACCGGGGTTTCTGGAAACTTCAGCAACTTCACGACTGCCAACGATGCTACCTCTGGCCTGTCCGTTGCCGCTTCCACTACCTACATAATCAGCGGCACCGTTACGGCGAGCTTTACCGGGAACTATCCGCAGATACAGGTCAATACCGGTGCGGGTGATGGGCAGGGTCACGCCTATCCTGGCACCACGCTGGCGTCTTATCGCTTCGTGGCGGCAGCTACGGAAACCCGCTGGTCGTTCCAGTTCACCACAGCAGCTGACACCAAAAAGGTTTGGATTCGATTCCAGGGACTTGGCGGAGTTGGCCTGCTCCGATTCATGAAGCTGAACATCACCAAGGATGCGACCGTCCAGCCCTATCGCGATTTCGCGTACAACGGCCAGACGGCAACCACCAGCTTGATGAACCAGGCCGCTATCGCAGCCATTCGCACGCAGGACATGAACGTGCGCATCATCATGGAGAACGACAAGTACGCGGGGCTTCATCAGTTCACGGCCAACTTCGGGTCGAACCCTGATCCTTGGTGGAACGATCCGGCGAACAGAACCATGCCGTCTTTCCACTACTACCAGGATCCGGAGCATCGCGGTGTCTATGAGGCTGCTGATGCACAGTGGACGCAAGCCACACGCGACCGCCTGCGCAGCGATTGCCTGCCTGCGTTCCAGTGGTGCCATCAAAGAGGGATTCAGCCCTTCATGGGTGAAATAGGCGTGCCAAGTCGAAACGATACCAGCGGCATCAACTACCGTATTGACCTTGATACGCTTTTGGGAATCCTAGACGAGTTCGAAGTGCCGGCGACCTACTACGCCATGGGTCGGAACTACACATCCGAGATCAGCGTATCGCCGGGGGCCAGCTACACCGTCGACAAGTCGCAGATGCCGATACTGAGCGCCCACCTGGGCAAATGAGAAAGGAGGCGTATGACTAGCTTGTGACGGTGAAGAAATTTCCTCCGCCCTGGCCTCATCACGCGCCATCGAAATACTAGAAAGAAGCGACCGTCCACCATGCGTCAACATGGCAGCCGGCCGCCGAACCGCAGACCAATCCTGCAAGTCCAGCCAAGGCTTCCTGCTTCGTGCACAAAGCGAACGGAGCCTAGCACCTGTTCATCCATACAGTAAAGGCTTGCTAAACCATGTCGAATCCCGTCATACCCTGGATGGGTGGCAAACGCCGCCTGGCCGATCGTCTCATCCCCCTGTTCCCACCTCATGAATGCTACGTTGAGGCCTTTGCAGGCGGCGCAGCGTTGTTTTTTCTGCGCCCACAGCCTGCACCGGTCGAGGTGCTGAACGATGTTAACGGTGACTTAGTTACCCTCTACCGTGTGATTCAGAATCACCTTGAAGAGTTTGTCCGCCAGTTCAAATGGGCGCTCAGCTCACGCCAGGTGTTCGAGTGGCAGAAGGCGACGAGGGTGGAAACCCTGACAGACATCCAGCGCGCAGCGCGTTTCTTCTACCTCCAACATCATGCCTTCGGCGGAAAAGTATCAGGGCAGACCTTCGGCACGGCTACCACTGGGCCGGCCATCAACTTGTTGCGAATCGAAGAAAACCTATCAGCCGCTTGGCAGCGCCTTGCGGGTACCTATGTTGAGCACTTGCCTTGGTATGACTGCGTTCAGCGCTACGACCGATCGCATACGTTTCACTACATGGACCCGCCGTACTGGGAAACAGCCGGCTACGGCGTGGACTTTCCGTTCGAGAATTACATTCGAATGGCGGAATTCATGCGCACGTGCAAAGGCAAGGTAATGGTCAGCATCAATGATCATCCAGACATTCGGCAGGTGTTCGAGGGTTTCCATTTCGAGAGGCTGGATATCCGCTACACCACGACCAATCAGAGAAACGGACAGTCTGACCTGGTCGGGGAATTGGTGATTACAAACTGGAAGCCGTCGGATCTGGGCCAGCTTTTCTAGCGCATACGTCCCATGACCCTGCAGCCGGACTTGGGCCAAGTGCTGCGGTAGGGCTGCCGACCGCAGTTCCCCTCCATGCGCGCTCAACCAGGTTCGCCCGGCAGCAGTCGTTAGAACGGGAAATCGTGTTCCTGGCGATGCGTTAGACCTTATCTCGTGGTGGGCTCACGGATTGGCCTAGCGTGAGCTTGAATCACCTGGAAAACGATCATGACTTTAGAGAATCCATATTCGAAACTTTGTAAGCCGTGATTTCTTTCGCGGGGCGCCGCCTCGAATTATTATGGAATGGACCTAGGTCAACTGAGGAAGCTGCTGTGAACCCTGATGAGCTCGTTACATACCTGCAGGACCATCACTTGTACCTGACCACGGCGGAGTCCTGCACCGCCGGCCGAATAGTGTCGCTACTCGCCGAGGTGCCTCACTGCGGTGAAGTGCTCGAAAGCGGCTATGTGGTCTATTCCCCCGAAGCTAAGCAACGCTTGCTGGGGGTGAGCCTGCAAACCGTCGAGCATTTCAATTTGACTAGCAATGAAGTGGCACGCGAAATGGCCATGGGCGCGCTGCATGACAGCCCTGCCAACTGCGTTATTGCGACTACTGGCCTATGCGGTACCGAAGATGTGGATGGTATTCCTGCAGGGACCGTCTGTTTTGCCTGGGGGTTCATCGTCAACACGAAGATCGCGCTCTTTACTCGACGGCATCGTTTCTTCGGCGACCGCCACCGCATGCAAAAAGATGCGGCACTATACGCGCTGAACTGTTTGCCTCATTTCCACCAGCGCGTGTTGGCGGGAGAAACTTGTTAGCCAAAACACGCTTTCGTCTGCAAAACTCGGCTATTGTCAAATTCTATTGAACCCGTAGCTGCCTACCGTTCGTCAGGGATTGAGCCGCTTCCGGGGATCGTTTGCGCAAACCCGCCCCTCAGAAAAAAGGAAGGCGCTGCTGTATTTCCTCAAGCTTTAGAGCGAAGCAGCGCCCCATACCTAGATCGCCGCCTGAGGAAATGACCATGTTCGTACACAACAAGCGTCTTCAATACACTGTCCGCGTCGCTGCACCTAACCCCGGCTTGGCCAACCTTCTGCTTGAGCAATTCGGAGGGGCTCAAGGTGAGCTTGCAGCTGCGGGCCGTTACTTTACTCAAGCCCTCGCCGAGGATGATCCAGGTCGCAAGGATCTCCTGATGGACATCGCTACCGAGGAACTCAGTCACCTCGAAGTCGTAGGCTCCATCATTGTCATGTTGAACAAAGGCGCCAAGGGCCAGATGGCCGAAGGGGTACAGGAAGAGGGCGAGTTGTACCGCTCACTCAACGGTGCGGGTAACGACTCGCATATCACCAGCCTGCTCTATGGCGCCGGTGCACCGCTGGTCAATTCTGCGGGCGTACCGTGGACAGCTGCCTATATCGATACCATAGGCGAGCCCACGGCAGATTTCCGATCCAACATCGCTGCAGAGGCGCGAGCCAAGATTGTCTACGAGCGTTTGATGAACGTCACCGACGACCCTGGTGTGAAGGAGGCGCTGGGCTTTCTCATGACGCGTGAAATCGCGCATCAACTCTCGTTTGAAAAAGCGCTGCATGCGATCCAGCCTAACTTCCCCCAAGGAAAGTTGCCCGGTATGCCGGAGTTCACTAACAAGTACTTCAACATGTCCGGTGCGCCCAACGTACGGGGTCCATGGAACGAAGGTCCAGAGTGGGAGTATGTCGAAACGCCAGAGCCTGCTGTAGATGGTGGTGATGGCTTGGCGTCGGTCACCTTGCCGGCTGCTGATGCCGAGGTGTTGGAAGCAATGAAAATCCGCACAGCCTCCAATCCGATGAGCAATCCGATAACTGGTGCTGACTTGGGAGCAGGGCTGGTACCAGGTGAAGACGTCTGAAGGAGCTCGCGACCCCGTAGGGGTCGCGTTACCCTAACCGCTAACGGAGAGTCAAGTCATGTCATTTGCTATCTATGCTTATGATGAAAACCCAGAAGATGCTACCAGAACCCCGCCTGATTATGACGAGTACGGGTATGAGCCTCAACAGGACGAGGATTCTCCAAAACCCGATGAAGCTATGACTGACCCAGCCTAGGCATCGGTATGAGCAAGTGGTGGTAAAGAAATGAAAAACGAAGACAAAATTCGACAAAAAGCGTATGAAATTTGGGAACTGGCCGGGCGGCCAGATGAAAAGCATGATGCTCATTGGGACCAAGCTATTCTTGAAATCTACGGGCGAGATTTGACGGTTCCAGAGTCTTCTGAAGAGGTAAATAGCGCCGCGACGCTTGCACCAAAATCCAAACCAAAAGCTGCGATCAGAGGGAGGAAAAAGTAGGCATGCCGCAGGCGTATGAGTGACCCTGCTAAAAAAGGTGCTCTCCAGAGCACCTTATCTTGAGCGATCTCTGGACTCGAGCGAGGTGAACAAAATGGAAATATCGATCTTCATGTGGCTACTAGGCGTTGTCGTTATTCTGCTCGATGTGTGGGCGCTGGCAAGCGTGTGGCGAACGACCAAGCCGATGGGTACAAAGGTCGGTTGGACGGTATTAATACTTTGCTTGCCGATGCTTGGCTTAGCGATTTGGGGCATCGCAGGTCCACGCGGCGTGGCGATCCCCCCCACCTCACAAAGACATAGCAAGGGGTAGAGGCTGACCTATGGAGGCTCCTATCCAGTCCCCTGTAAAACCTGCATGTCAGGAAATAGAGCTAGGGATTATTGTCGATTCCTCATGACACGCTATTAGATCATCGAATAATTGCTGTCCGCGCGCGTTCTTGCAACGAGCCGAGCGCCGATGACGGCAAATACCATTCCTTTGCCTCATATTTCCGTAGCTTTGGCAACAAAGCGCGAGTTCGATATTCGGCGGCGGTTCGGGGCGGGCTCAAATAGGGGAGCACGATTGCAACTCGGCCTATTAACTTGTCAGCGCCACGCAGCGCGCGCCATGGCTGTCCTAGTAGGCTTCCTGAACGTTGCCCGCGATCCACAGCAGGTCGCGCCACGGAAATCGGCTCTGGCCACCCATCAGTTTGCAATTCGGGCTGTGCACGAACGGTTTGCTCGAGTCGCGAAGCTGCTGGTACCCGTCGCAAATCCTGCAGCGGATGTGAGGAGAGGGGTCATCGTGCACTGACCAGAGCTTTGCCCAAGTATCGACGTCACTCAGCTGGGGTGTAAGGTTTAGCCATTTCAGCGTATCCATATGCGCCTCCGTTGTCCTTACGCAAGGATAGCCGTGATTACCAGCTCTTGCTGCTGGATTGCATACGGTCGCGAGAGGGTGGCTGTACTTTGGGTTGCTTGTAGCGCGGCCCTGCACCCGTGACGCTATGATGCGTTTCCAGCTGATTGCTCAGGCTGACGACTCGGCTGAGTATGCGCATAAGGTAGACGACGAATACTGCAGAGACGGCCATGCTCGCGTATGAGCTGCGAAGATGCGCGAAAGGGAAAAGTTAATAGATCATGTCTGTGGAGACTAAGGACTTGAGCTCCTTCCAAGGCGTTTTGCTCACCTCGCGCGACGGGCATGTGTCCGAATGGAGCAATTCACTATCTCCGTCCTCTTCCATCTGCACTGATCCACATTTACGGCAGCAGAGGGAGTTGCCGTCGAGCTGCCAAGCATGGTGCCAATCCAACAATTTGGACGCTGTCATTATCATGCTCCCGATACCTATAAGGTTGGGGTGGTCGCATCGGATATGGTTCATATTATAAGACGGGCGGTAGCTATTGCTTGTGAAATCACAGTAGTGAAACCATAATCC